ACGCGCTGCAATGCAATCGCCGCGAGCCTATCACAGAATGTTAGGTGTTGCAAATATGTCACAGTGTTGCAGACAAGCCACACTGCATTGTTGTCCGCAGCGCAAAGCATAGGGGGGCATGTTTTGTAAGGCGGCACACCCGACACGGCGCGGCCTGCTATATATATGTTAAATACTACTATTCAACACACACTCAGGAGTAACCATGACCAAGCTAACAAGACAACGTACAGACATTATGCTATCCAGTATTGCAGACGGGCATAGCATTGTTGACGTATGTGAGGCTACTGGCGTGTCTAGGACTGCGTTCTACCAGCGTTGCAAGAAGGATGAGGAGTTTGCTGCTGCTGTTAAGGAAGCACAGCAGTACAGTGCGGAGAAGGCTTTAGAGGAGTTAGATACTTTGTACGGTGATGCGTTGCATGGTAGGAAGGATTACAACCCGAATGTGTTGCGAGACTATGCACATCATGTGCGATGGAAGGTAGGCAAGGTATTGCCTGAGAAGTTTGGTGAGGCTAAGAACCGTGCTGGCGTAGAGGTTAGTGACGGTACGGTTCGGATACTGTGGGAGAGTGACAGTGGCGCAAGCAGTTAAGATACCTTACAAGCCTCGGCCCTTACAGGCAGAGATGCACAACAGCTTAAAGCGATGGAACGTACTGGTAATGCACAGACGCTTTGGCAAAACTGTATGGGCTGTTAATGAGTTAATTAAGAAGGCGCTTACTTGTGAGTTGCCAAGGCCAAGGGTTGCGTTTGTTGCGCCTACTTTTACACAAGCTAAGAGGATTGCGTGGGATTATGTGAAGTATTACGCCGGAGTGATACCAGGTGTTTCTTTTAATGAGACAGAACTGCGTGTTGACTTTCCTAATGGCGGTAGGTTGATGCTGTTGTCTGCTGAGAACCCAGATAGTTTGCGTGGTATTTATTTAGATATGTGTGCCTTTGATGAGTTTGGTATGCAGAACCCAAGGGTATGGGGGGAGGTTGTAAGACCAGCACTGTCTGACAGAGAGGGTGCGGCTATATTTTTAGGCACACCAGCAGGGCATAATCATTTTTATGATTTGCTGGAAACCGCCAAGTTGGAGGTAGAGAACGGGTCTGACCAGTGGTATCACAAGACTGTCAAGGCTAGTGAGAGTGGCTTGGTTAAGGATGATGAACTAGAGGCCGCCCAAAAGCAGATGACACCAGAACAGTACGAACAGGAATATGAGTGTTCTTTTACTGCTGCTATTATTGGCGCTTACTACGGTAAGCTGTTGGATGCTGCTGATGATGATGGACGTATTACTAGAGTTCCTTATGACCCTATGTACCCTGTGCATACTGCTTGGGATTTGGGGATAAACGATTCTACAGCTATCTGGTTCGCCCAGATTTTCCGTGGTGGTGCGGTTAATGTTATTGACTATTACGAGAGTAGTGGTGTTGGTTTACAGCATTATGCGGATATTCTTAATAAGAAGGAATATACTTATGGCGACCATTTAGCGCCGCATGACATTGAGGTTAGGGAATTAGGCAGCGGCAAGTCTAGGTTAGAGACTGCTTACAGCCTTGGTATTAGGTTTAGGGTAATACCTAAGATGAAGATAGCCGATGGTATTAATGCAGCAAGGATGTTAATACCTAAATGCCACTTTGATAAAGATAAGTGTGGTGAAGGCGTTGGTTATTTAAAACAGTATAGGCAGGAGTTTGATGAACGTAGAAAAGTTTTTAGAGACCATCCGTTGCATGATTTTACGTCACATGCGGCAGATGCGTTTCGGTATCTCGCTGTGGGTCTCGAAAATAGAAGTAACTTTACAAAACCTCCGCAACAAGTAGCACAGATGGAGTATAACCCATTCACGTTATGAGCAAGTCCACAGATGTAGAAGCTATCAAGTATTTGCTTGATTGGAGTGACTACCACGGCTGGTGGGGCGTTGAGGAAGTTCAACGCTGCATTAGACCGCCTATGATGTTAGGTCAGTATATGGTTTTAAGAGATAAATATAAGATGCCTATATGCTTTGCGACCTGGGCATTTCCTAGTTATGCTCACGTTGTAGAGTACACAGATAGCCTTTGTTTTCCAGCAGAAGGCTACGATGGTGGTGGTGATGTACCGTGGATAGTTGACTTTATTGCCGTTGGTGGCAAGAGAAATATAGCTATAGGTTTCCGAAAGCTAAAAAATATGTTATCTAATAAAGGGTATAAAAATGCGTACTGGCTGCGCACTGAGACACAAAAACTAGGCTTTCACAAGTGGAATTAGGAGATTGTTATGGGTGGTGGGCTACCAAGGTTTGTTCCCAAGTTTATTAGGAAACCAGTTAATAAGATTGTTAAAGCTGGCAGAAAAGTAGCGGCAGAGGCTTTTGAAGAAGTAATTGAGAAGCCAACCAAAAAAATTGCTGCTGAAACTTTTGACGTTGTTATGAACACTGACAAAGAAGAACGCCGCGCTATACTAAGTGGTGAAATGCCTGTAACGACACCAGAAGTTACCCCAGAGGTAACGCCAGAAGTTGTGCCAGACGAAACAATGCTAGGACGTGGCAAACGCCGTACTAAAGGTAAACGCTCTGGTGCGGCTGGTACATTAATAGAAGGTTACGGCATAACTTACGCAAAGCCTAGCTCAAAAGCACCGACAGGAGGTAGCGCATAATGTCTTTTTTAAAACCAAAAGTATATATACCACCAGCGCCACCGCCGCCTCCACCGCCAATGCAGGCAAGTGATGAGGACACACAACGCGCAGCAGCCCTATCTGAAGAAGCCACAATGAAGGTTAGAAGAAAAAAAGGTGCGGGAGCAACTATTGTTGCTGGCGCACTAGGGCAAGACGCAGCGACAGGCGGCACTGGCGGCGCACCTACATTATTGGGGTAATTTATGGACGATTTCATCAAAGGATTAGTCAAGCGTTACGAGTATCTTAAAACCCGCAGGGATAATTGGGATACACACTACCAGGAACTAGCTGACTATATGCTGCCACGCAAGGCTGATATTGTGCGAAAGCGCAGCCGTGGCGAAAAACGTATGGAACTAATCTTTGATGGTACTGCGTTGCAATCTGTTGACTTGCTGGCTGCAAGTTTGCACGGCATGTTGACCAGCGGTGCTACGCCTTGGTTTATGCTGGACATGAAAGATGGCGACGTAGGCCGCGATGATGAAGTGCGTGAGTGGCTGCAAGACAGTAGTATGCGCATGATGAGGGCGTTTAGCCAATCAAACTTTGAAACTGAAGTCCATGAGATGTATGTGGACTTAGTTGTGTTTGGCACAGGCTGTATGTTTGCTGAGATGGATGATGGCAGCTTGCGATTTAGCACACGCCACATTTCTGAGTTTTATGTGCAAGAAAATCAATACGGTATTGTTGATACAGTTTTCCGTGTCTACAAGATTCCGGCAAGGCAAGCGATACAACGCTTTGGGTTTGACCAAGTTACTGATTACATCCGCAAGGTTTTTCAAGACAAACCTGACGAAGAAATAGAAATACTGCATGCTGTGGTTCCGCGTATTAACCGTGACCCTAACAAAAAAGACAACAAGAACATGCCATTCGCATCGTTCTATGTTGATATGCAAACTAAGGGGCTGCTTTCTGAAAGTGGTTTCCAAGAGTTCCCGTATATTGTCCCACGATTTTTAAAGGCAACTGGTGAGACAATGGGGCGTTCCCCAGCGATGGTTGCGTTGCCTGATGTTAAGATGTTAAATCTTATGTCAAAAACAATCATCCAAGCTGCTCAGAAACAGATAGACCCTCCCCTTCTTGTTCCTGATGATGGATTCCTCTTGCCCATTAGAACGCAGCCTGGGGGATTGAACTTCTTTAGAAGCGGCACAAGAGACACAATTACGCCGCTAAACACAGGCGCAAACATCCCTATTGGTTTGAGTATGGAAGAACAGCGCCGTACAGCTATTCGTTCAGCGTTCTATGTTGACCAGCTTCTTAGCGGTCAAAGTCCTAATATGACAGCTACAGAGGTTGTTCAAAGACAAGAAGAGCGTATGAGAGTCATCGGCCCTGTTTTGGGTAGATTGATGAATGAAATGCTACGGCCTTTAATTGACCGCGTGTTTGCGTTAATGCTACGCTCCGACATGCTGGCCCAACCACCAGAGATATTACAAGGACGTGATGTGGATATTGAATATGTATCGCCGCTAGCCCGCGCGCAGAAGTCAAGTAGCCTGAATAGCACAATGAAGGCACTTGAGATATTGATGCCGCTTTCACAGGCAATTCCAGTAGGCGACCACATTGATGCAGATGGATTAGTAAAGCATGTAACTGATGCACTAGGCGTTCCAAAAACAGCACTGAAGTCGGAACGTGAGGTACAACAAGTTAGAGAGGAACGTGCAGCGCAAGAACAGGCACAGATGGAAATGATGCAAGAACAGCAAGATGTCCAAAATGTAGCCCAGATAGCGCAAGCGTCTAGGATGGTTAATAAGTGACACCTGAGATTGAAAAGCTAAAAGACCTTTACAGACAAACATTTAACACAGACAGTTCAGCTAAAGTATTAGCTGACTTAGAGGCGCGGTGTAACTATCGTGCCTTGAGTTATGTTGCTGGCGATGCAAACGCCACAGCATTTGAGGAAGGGAAACGTGCTGTTATCCTTCATATTCACAACATGATGAAAGAGGAATAAATGTCAGAAGAAGCAGTCGAACAGGTAGCCCAGCCAGAGGCAACCCCTGCGCCAGCGATTGAAACGCCAGCAGAGGTAGCATCAGGCGGGTCTGGTAACGATTTTTTACAGATGATACCAGAAGAACTACGCGAACATCCAAGCATCTCGCCTATCAAAGATGTAGAAAACCTAGCCCGTTCTTATGTGAACGCGCAAAGATTGATAGGTGCTGATAAGATAGCGGTTCCTGTCAACCCAACAGAAGAGGACTTAGACCGTATATATGACCGTCTAGGCAGACCAGAAGCACCAAGCGATTATGGTTTTGACGTTGATGGCAACGTAATTACTGAAGAATTGGCTACAGATTACGCAGATATTGCGCATAAATTGCGTCTTACTCCTATTCAAGCCAAGGGTGTGCTGGACTACTATAAGAGTACAGTAGAGCAATCTGACGAACAATCATTAGAGTTAGTTGAAGCTGCAAAGGAAAAAACAGTAGAATCATTACGCGGTGAATGGGGCCGCGCTTTTGACCATAAGGTTGAAGCTGCCGCAAAGACCGCGCAAGAATTTGCAGACCCTGAAATGTTTAATATAACTTTACAGGATGGTTCAAAGCTGGGAGACAACGCTGAGTTTATTAAAGCATTTGCAAAAATTGCAGATTTCAGGCAATCTGTCACCAGTGAAGATACTGTTGCAGAAATGTCACAGTCAAGTGTAATGACACCAGCCACAGCGCAAGCTGAGATTGATGCCATTATGAACGACAAGTCTCACGCCTATTGGGATAAAAAGAACCCTATTGCGAGAAACAAGGCTGTAGAACGTATGCAACATTTGATGGAACAGCTACATGGATGAGTTGTCCGTCACAGATATTCGGCTTGAGTGCCTACGATTAGCTGTCGAGTTTGGTAGCCAGCGTGATGTACTCAATCCACACCTACTCGCAGACCAATACTATGAGTGGGTAATGCGGGGTAGCGAGGCAACTCGTCCTGCTGACAACCAGAAAGATGGTGGCCATAAGTCGGCTGTAAAGACCAGGAGTGTCCGTAAAAGCGGGTAGCGCACCGAAAGTTCAAATGTAACCGTGTAAAAGGAGGACGCTATGTCCACACAAGTAACCACGGCATTTGTCCAGCAGTATTCTGCAAACGTGCAGATGCTATCGCAGCAGATGGGTTCTCGTCTGCGTGATGCGGTGCGCGTAGAGAATATGACTGGTAAAAATGCCTTCTTTGACCAGGTTGGTAAGGCGACTGCGCAGAAGCGTACAACTCGTCATGCTGACACACCACAGATTGATACCCCACACGCAAGACGTAGGGTTTCACTCGTTGACTATGAGTATGCAGACCTTATTGACGACCAAGACAAGGTTCGTATGCTTATCGACCCAACATCAGCTTATGCACAGGCCAGCGCCGCTGCCATGGGCCGTTCAATGGACGATGAAATCATCGCCGCTGCACTCGGCACAGCATTTACTGGTGAAACTGGTTCTACATCAACAGCACTCCCTGCTGGTCAGCAGATTGCTAACGGTGGAACTGACATGACACTTGCAAAGTTGCGTACAGCCAAGAAAACTCTTGACTTGGCAGATGTTGACCCATCTATCGCACGCTATATTGCTTGTGGCCCTGACCAGATTGAGGCACTTTTGGCTGACACAAACGTCACCAGCAGCGACTTCAACACTGTAAAGGCACTGGTACAAGGTGAAGTAAATCAGTTCATGGGCTTTAACTTCATCGTTTCTAACCGTCTGTCAAAAGCTGGCAACATCCGTTCATGTTTTGCATGGGCAGAGGATGGTCTTGCATTAGCGATAGGCCGTGACGTAATGGCTCGTATTGATGAGCGTAGCGACAAAGGCTATGCAACTCAGGTGTACTATTGCATGTCAATCGGTTCTACCCGTATGGAAGAAGAAAAAGTTGTCCAGATTGACTGTGACGAATCGGCTTAAAGGAGAGTGACAGATGACTACTAAAAACTCTACACTCGTAGAAAACTTTGAAGCTACTCCTCAAGTTGCCAACAACTCTTGGAATCTGCACGGTGTTGTTCGTGTGGCACAAGGAAATGTTGCATTAGCTGCTGGTGACAGCACTGATGACGATATTGTAATGTTGGCACCTATCCCAAGCAACGCAAGCATCAAGTCTTTGCAAGTAGGCGCAGACGCTCTTGGTGGTAGCTGCACATACAATGTGGGCATCTACACTGATGCTGGTGCTGTTAAGGATGAGGATGCTTTCGCTACATCAGTTGCAGATGGTGCGGCTCTTGCTGAGTTGCGCTATGAGGCAGCAGACCTAAACACTACAGGCCAACAGATGTACGAATTGGCTGGTGATAGTTCTGACCCAGGTGGGTTTTACTATATTGCCGCTACATTCAATGCCACTGGTGGCACTGGTGGCGATATGGCGTTCATCATCGAATACGTCGTAAACTAAGTAACGTGGGGGCGGGAAACCGCCCCCATACAATTCATCATGCTGGAGGGTAATATGATGAAACCGTGCGGGGATTTCCGCTGGGATTTAGAGGTAGGCCAAATAGCTGAGAAGTGGCTAGGCGGTATCTTAAACAGCAACACCATAGAGGTGAAAAGGGATTTTGTAGCTTCACGAACTGGAAATGTGTTTGTGGAGTTTTCTTGTAGAAACAAGCCAAGTGGAATAGCTACTACATTGGCAACACATTGGGCGTTTATACTTGATGACGAAACTGTGGTATTATTGCCTACAGAGAAGTTAAAAGTGATAGCAAGAGAAGCATATAGGAAGCGTGGTACATTCAGAGGTGGCGATAGAAATGCAAGTCTGGGTGTGTTGATTAGAGTTGAAAGGTTAGTAAATCATGCCATCAGTTGTTGATATATGTAATGAGGCGCTAGACTTGCTAGGTGCGGCAACTATTACAGCACTAACTCAAAACTCTAAAGAGGCCAGACTTTGTAATCGTAATTATGAATTAGTCCGTGACTCGGTTCTCCGCGCACATCCATGGAACCCAGCCGTTACCCGAAAAAACTTACCACAGGATGCTACTGCACCCGCTTTCGGTTTTACTTATCAGTACACCCTGCCTACAGACCCGTTTTGTTTGCGTGTTCTATCATTTTGGGACTCCAACGTAGATAACGATATTGCGGCCTATGACAGCAATGTTATGTACAAGATTGAAGGCCGAAAGATTTTGTCTAATGAGGGTACATGCAACATAATTTATATCGGGCGTATAGAAGATACGGAACAATATGACTCGCTGCTATCATCAACAATAGCACATAGACTAGCTGCTGAGACTGCTTATGCAATTACTGGCAGCGGTACTGTCGCACAAACTATGAACGCATTGTACGAACAAAGACTGAGAGAGGCTAAGTCTATTGACGCTATGGAAGGCTACCCAGAACAGCCATTGGCAGACACATATACTAACATCAGGTTCTAAACATGGCCCGTGTATCCACCATTATCACTAACTTTCGCACTGGCGAAATATCCCCAAAGCTAGAAGGCCGCATTGACTTACAGAAATACAATGAGGCAGCGCAGACTGTAAACAACATGCTTGTGTTCCCGTCTGGGGGTGTTACCCGTAGACCAGGCACTTTTTTTGCTGGTCGTTCTAAAGACGGTGGAAAGGTGCGACTGATAAACTTTGAGGTAAGCGATGAGCAAGCGTATGTGCTTGAGTTCGGTGCAAACTATATAAGATTTTACAAAGATGGCGGCATACTTACAGAAGCCACAACGAACATCACTGGGATTACTCAAGCAAACCCAGCAGTTGTAACGGCTGCTTCACATGGTTTGAATAACGGCGATAGGGTGTTCATCAAGTCTGTTGCTGGTATGGTGGAGGTAAACAACCTAGAGTTCACGGTTGCAAACAAAACAACTAACACCTTTGAGTTATCAGGCATAAACAGCAGTGCATTTACAGCTTATTCAAGCGGTGGAACCGTTGGTAAAATAGTTGAGGTGACTACAACATATTCAGTCACACAGATTTTTGAGATAAACCACACGCAGTCAGCGGATGTGCTTTTCATTGCACACAAAGACCATGAGCCAGCTAAACTGACAAGAACGACAGCAACCAGTTTTACACTATCAGATATAGATTTTACTGACGGTCCTTGGTTGGACGAAAACGATACCACCACAACATTGTATGCGTCTGCTGCTACTGGCAGCGGTATCACGATTACTGCGTCTGCCAGCCTTTTTGCTAGTAGCGATATTGGCAGATATATACGGTTTCGTGAGATATTAGAAATAGAACATGATGAGTGGGCAGCAAGCACAAGCTACGCAAACAACGTAACTGTTAGATTTAATGGGCATGTTTATAAACAAGTCACGGGTTCTACACAAACATCAGGGAAAACACCGCCAGTACACCTAACTGGCACAGAAACATACGGCTCTATAAATTGGCAATATTTGCATGATGAACACGGTCATGTGAAGATTGTTGGTTTTACCAGTGCGACAGTTGTTACCGCTGATGTGCATGAAGACCAGTTTGGAAACTCAAGACTACCTGATAGTGCTGTTGGTTCAAGCAATGCCAACACCAGATGGTCATTAGGGGCGTTTGGCGGCTCACAAGGCTTCCCAAAGGCTGTTGGCTTCTATGAGCAAAGATTATACTTTGCTGGCACTACAGGCCAGCCACAGACCATATTTGGTTCAGTATCGGCTGATTTTGAGAACATGACACCTGGCACATTAGATGACTCAGCCGTAAACTTTACGATTGCCTCTGACAAAGTAAATGTCATACGTCATTTATTACCAGCAAGATTTTTACAAGTATTGACTACCAGCGCGGAATTTACACTTTCCGGCGGTACAGGGTCTACTCCTGTTACGCCAACAAATGTAAACGTGCTGCGAGAGACTACATTTGGCTGTTCTGAGGTTAGGCCATTACGGGCTGGAAACAGCACTATCCTCATTCAAAAAGGCCAGGAGAAGGTAAAAGAGATTACCTTTGACTTGGATACTGATGGATTACTGGGCATCGACTTGACTATCTTAGCTGACCACATACCTAGCGGTGGCCTTACAGATATGGTGTGGCAGCAAGAGCCAGAACTGATTGTGTGGTTTGTGCATAGTGATGGGCGATTGGTTGGGCTAACGTATGACCGCGCTAATGCAGCGATTGGCTGGCATGACCATTCTATTGGTGGTAGCGGTGTAGTGGAAAGCATTACAGCTATACCATCAGGCGCAGAGGACCAGGTATATATGTCGGTAAAACGCACGATTGACGGAAGCACGGTGCGGCATGTTGAGTTTTTGAAGCCGATTGAGTTTGGTGATGATGTTGCCGATGCCTTCTACGTTGACAGCGGTTTAACGTATGATGGTTCGGCTACAACTACTATAACTGGCCTCAACCATTTAGAAGGCGAAACAGTTACAATTCTAGCTGATGGCGCATCTCATCCTGATAAAACTGTATCGGGCGGTTCAATAACATTAGAAAGAAGCGCATCAAAAGTGCATGTTGGATATAGCTACACCTCTACACTAGAGACTTTGCGTCTGGAGGCTGGGGCAGATGATGGCGTTGCACAAGGCAAGATTAAACGTATTCATGGCGTAACAGCGCGGTTCTTTAAGACTGTGGGTGCAGAGTTGGGGCCAGATATAAACAACTTAGACAGATTACCATTCCGTGACAGCAGCATGGCTATGAACCAAGCTGTACCATTATTCACAGGCGATAAAGAAATATACTTTCCATCTGGATATGAGAACGATGCACGGGTTGTTGTACGGCAATCACAGCCATTACCTATGACTGTGCTGGCTATCATGCGGAGGTCAAACACTTTCGATGCTTAGTATTGTTCCATTTAACTCTAGCCTTGTTAATAGCATTGAAACTGACTTTGAGTTTCCAGAAAGCATGAGGGCTGCATTTGACAACGGGCAGCAAGTGATAGGCTATGCAATCATGGGCAACAGGGAAGTTGTGGCGGTTGGTGGCATACATGAGATGTGGTCTGGCGTTGGAGAGGGCTGGGTAATTTTGTCTAAGCATGCACCGAAATGGAAGCTGTCACTAGCTAGGTATGCTAAGACACTGTTTAGTAGTATACTGGCAACAACGAGTTTACATCGTGTGCAAGCTAGTATCCACATGGGCGACCCAGAGGCGATTAGGTTTGCTAGATGGATGGGATTTGAAAATGAAGGTATTATGTACAAGTTTGGGCCAGACGGTAGTGACTATTACCGCATGGCAAGGGTGTTGTAATGATTGATGCGCTTCTTGGTTACAAAGGGAACCAAGCTGCTGCAAAGGCAGCCAGACAAACTGCTGAGTTTAACGCACAGGTTGCAGAAAACGAGGCGGTATTACTTCAAAGACGTAAGATTGATGAAGAAGCAAGGATGCGTCAAGGGTCTGACAGAACAGTTGCTACACAAAAGGTTGCCACGGCTGCGTCAGGCGTACAGATGTCAGGTAGCGCATTACAAGCTATGGCTGATTCATATTTTAACACAGAGATGGACGCATTGAATATACAGTATGCTGCCGACATAGAACAAACAGCTAAAGCATCAGAGGCAGCAATCACACGGGCTGAGGGACGCGCTAGGTCAAGCGCATTAAAAACTGCTTCTTATCAATCACTATTAGCTGGCGCAGAAAAAGCCGCAACATTCGGTATGGGGTAAAGTAAGCAATGCCAAAAATTCCAATATATCAACAGCAAGTAGGTGTAGCGGCAGGCGGGTTAGGGCCACGCGCAAACTCGGCTGCATTTGAAGCCCCAGGAAAAGCAACTGCTGCGTTTGGCGAGCAGCTTGGAGATGTAGCTTACAAATTAGCTGAACAAGAGAGGAAACGCGAAGATAGGCGCATATTGCAGGAGGAGTCAGAGGCCGCAAAAGAATCTGCAATGCAAAAAAATATGGAAGACCAAAGCACAACCTTTGGTGACGCTAAGAATAGTATGGCAGCACACAAGGCCGACTATTTAAAAAACCTAGAAAACAAAGGTTATAGTAAACGTAGATTGGCATTAGTAAAATCCGAGATAGACTCACAATTTTCCATAGCATCGTTAGATGCCCAGAAAAACGCATTTAATAGAGGCACACAGTTAAGCACTGAGGCTGATAACAAGTCTCTCGACAGTCATAGACAGACTATGCGTACCGCTGCACCTGGGTCTGCCCCATATATGCTTGCTGAGGCAAACGCTGCTAAAATATTTGATGCAGCTAAAACAGAAAACAGAAAGTTAAATTATAGCCCACAATCATTTACGCAAAATGTAAAGGTCGATACATTCAATTTGAAGTTAGAGTCGGCCCAGACACCAGCGGAACTAGATGCTGCTTATCAGACATTAAAAGATGATACATCTTTAAATCCAAGTGTGCTTATCAAAGCCAAAAGTAGCATAGCTACTGCTAAAAGCAATTTAGGAACAAAGTTGTATGAGTCTACATTAGAGACCGTTGTGGAAGCTGATATGTCTTCAGCCGAAGCACAGCAACTTATAAATGGTTATAAGGCTGGTGAAGACTTTAGCATCACTAGACAGAACGGAGACACAATCTCATTTAATGCAAAAGAGATGCCCGTAGGCAGACGCAATCAGCTTATATCTGAAGCGGAAAAGATTAAAAAAGGTTTCCAAATTGAACTGCGTTCTGCAAACACAGCTTCTATTGTGGACGGATATGAGGCTGCTGGACAAGATGGCGCACTAGCTATAGCCTTGGATGTGTATAACACGACTGAGGATGTCGAAGATGCAAATGCGTCCGTGTTGGCGACTGCAAGAACAATGGATGCCCAAGCAAAAAATGCATTAGCAGAAGGTAATTTTGAACAGGCCAAGCTGTTGTCTGAAACAGCAAACGCATTGGTCACTGAAAGTTTTGGTGGGAGGCCATCTCTTATAGAAAGCGCAGACACCTCAACCTCCGCAAATTCTATATCAAAGTCTGTGGCGGATACAGCCATAACTCTTGTTGAAAAACAACAAAAGCAAATTAAATTTGATGCGGGAGTAAAGGCATTTGCGGCTGGTGAGTTAGACAACTACAAAGGCGCTTACACACCCGATGAAGAAAAAGCCATGATGAACCAAGGTTTGCTTGGAAAAAGTTTACCAGAACAGCTTGATTTGTTGTCTCGCAACAATATGACATCCCCAACAATCAAAGGTATAATTGATGGCGCGGTGAATGAAGCACTGTCACCATCTTTTGACCCATCTTCAGACGTTAATCCTGTGCTAGAGGGGCTAGAGGCTTATAGACAGGTTAAAGCAAGAGGTGAGGGCATACTTGCAGACCACGCCACAGAACAAAACCAAGCATATTTTGACTCCGTTATGGCTTTAGAGGAAGTTGGGGTCGAGACTGTTGACGCAATCAACCGTGTTACGCGAGGGTTTAATAGTGGGGTTGATGTTGATGCAAAATACTCTGTGGTTAAAAGCGAGGTAGACGGGATACTGGACGCAAATGTTACGACAGTGTTTGGCGCTGTGTTATTTGGCGAAAAAGTTGATAATCGTTCATCAATACAGCAGCGTTTGGAAGACTTAAGTAAAACTTACATTAGAATGGGGACAATGGACGCAAAGAGTGCAGTCCAAGCAGCGGCTAAAAGCATAAACGAAACCCACATAAACTTGCGTGGACAGCTTATACCTCGCCGCAAAAGTTATCCTAAAGATATAAAAACTATGGTTGATTTAGCGGCAAAAGATTTCTTTAACAAAAATCAGGCTTTGCCAGCGGGTGACAAAGGAAAAATCACCGATTTACAGATTGACGATATTGCTTTGATACCGACCAGTGGTCGTTCAGACGAATGGATTGTTATTCATAATGGGGTTGTTGCTTCATATGCTGGTGCGCCTTTGTATCCGATTGGAGACTTGCAAGGATTGCTCGACGCTGACGCAAGTGTACAGACCAAAAAGTTAATACAAAAAAATCTTGAAGAACGTGGTCTTACAGAACCGCAAAAACTGCAAACAGAGGTGCAAAGATTGCGCCGTGAGGCTGGCGAACTAACAGGGCTAAATCTCTCCAAGATTAGAAAAGAACAAGGCAAGGAAGCGGCAGACGCTGCTATCGCAAAACGCAAGTCACTGTTAGAGGAAGCCGCCGAATTGCAAAAGTCTGGCGTTGAACTAGGAAGGTTACAAAGTGGTTCTTGACCCTAATCAAATACAAGTAGACCGCCCAATTAGCTTGCTAGAAGAACAAGCTGCTGAACGCCTGTACGAAGAAGAAAAAGAAAAAGTGACGTTTGGTCAAGCTGTTGATGCAGCATTTGCTGAAGAAAATACTATGTCTTGGATATTCAATGGTTTAGAAGACCACGAACCAGACAGAGAGTTTGACCTTACCCCAGAGTTGATTGAACAGTACACAGAGGGCGTACCAGAAGACCGCAAGGATTACGTTGTGGATGCGGTTAGCTTACCTCACTTGCAAAAATTACATGACCGCGCCAAAGAGTCTCTTAAAAACCAAGACACTCTTGCTAAGTATGGATGGGGTGGTATTGGTTTACAGGTAGCAGCGGCAACACTTGATGTGCCAGCCATTACAGCAACTATAGCAACAGAAGGCATAGCCGCCCCGTTAATATGGGGAGGAAAGGCAACTAGATTAGCTAGAACATTCCGTGCAGCAACCGCTAGTTCCGCATCAGCGGCAGCAATCGAAGCATACCTTGTGTCGCAAAACAATATGAAAGACCCATACGATATATTATATGCGGCTGGTGGTGGCTTCTTGTTAGGTGGCGCTGTTGCTGGGGCTAAAGGTGTGTTTGGTAAAGCATCTAAAGAACGCTATCAACAAGCCGCCATGAACACGATGAAGTATGCAGATGAAGCACAAGCAGCAGATGTTAATCAAGCCATGATTGACCGTGGTATTGATACTGGCGTAGGTGCGGCAGAGAACCCTGCATCGCGTCCTATGCAAGAAATGGACATAAGACGTGGCATCCAAGAAAGAATTGATGACGCAGAAGCGGAACCATATGCTGCAATGGGTATTATAAGATTTGACGTAGTTGGGCAGTTAAAAAGCAGTACAATTGGCATAACCCGAAAAATCGCTGGAATACTTGGCGAGGACGCTGTTGAGCCTGGTGAATTTACTGCCGACCTTATCAAGACTGTTGGCACAAAGGTTACATCAAATAAATTCTATCAGGGATACGAAGCTGGGTATGATGGCTGGGCAAAGTCTAGCGGTGTTACCTGGGGTGGACGCAAACTAGAGTCTAGGCGTGGTGAGTTTGGTAAGTTGGTCGCTGATGAGATTGAGTCACCTGGCACATCAACGGACCCTAATGTCATTGCGGCAGCACAAAATACCAGCCGCCTATTCCGTGATATGTTGCAAGAAGCTAAACGTGCTGGCGTAAAAGGTTTTGATAATATTCCAGAAGACCTAACATATTTTACGCACCTTTGGGATGGGCATAGATTACTTAAAGCAGAACAGGACTTTAGCACAAAAGGAGTCCAGCAACTTTTAAAGAAAAGTCTGTTGTCTGCCAATCGCACTATGGACGAAGACTTAGCTGAAGCCATTGCAAAGGGGATGTTTAATAAAATTGTTAAGAACGAAGTCGGTATGGATGCGGGGCTGGCGAGAATATTTAGCACCTCTAACAAAGAAGCCTTGCGCGATATTTTGCTAGAGGAAGAACTGCTTGACGAAGCTAGGGTTGACCGGCTTTTAAGCCAGTTGGACATGGACAGGGAAGGTGTGCCAGCAAGAGCCAAACGCCGCTTAAAGTTTGATATGAGTTCTACTGTAGAGGCTAACGGAAAAACATTACATATCAAAGACTTAATGGAACGTGATACTGAGGCTGTAGTAAACAGCTACATCAACTCTATGCAGGGCAAAATTGCCTTGGCTAAAAAAGGTATATTTTCTGACGGTGACTTTGAGTCAATAAAAAAAGACATCTTAGAGGAAGGCAAAAAACTAGGGGCAGAAGGACGCAAGCAAGCCAACAAAGATATTGAGAAGCTAAATGTTTTATATGCTTTGGTTTCTGGTAGAACTTCACCTCTGATTGGCGACCCATCCAGTGATGCAAACAGAATAATACGCTTGTTAATGGATTACAACTTTATCCGTGTTATGAACCAGGTGGGCTTTGCGCAAATATCGGAACTAGGAAATGCTGTATCCATTGATGGCACTGTAGCGTTGATGCGGGTTGTGCCAGATATGGGTGCAATGATACGGCGTACGGCCAATGGTGAGTTGGAAGATTTAGTTGCTAGAGATGTAGAGGCTTTTGTCGGGTCTGGCGTTGACCGAGTTATCCAACAGTCCATGAACAAGTATAGCGTTGAAGACTTGTATGGTTTAGGAAAAGGCGACAAGATTGATAGTGCTATAAATTTTATGCACAAACTAAAGCGTTTTTCTGCTGATATATCCGGTCTTGCGCCAATTACGGTTGCGCTGGAACGTGCCGCAGCAAAGGTTGCTGTACAATCATTAGTTGATGTTGCCTCTGGCGTTAAAAAACTGCGGATGAAAAAACTAGGAAAGTCTACAATTGAACAAGACATAGCAGCACGGCTAAAATCGTTTGGCCTAGACGAAAAGATGTGGCCCCGCGTAGTAGACCAGATACAGAAAAACGCTGTGACAAACCCGTCTTTGTTTTTGCGCACCCGCAAAGTTAAAACAATTAACATGTCAGCATGGAAAGACATAGAGGCTAGAGATGCGTTTGCTTATGCAGTGGCTAGATGGACACGGCAAAGCATCCAGCAGAACGATGTAGGTAACTTAAACATTCACATGACCAGCACTATGGGTAAAATATTTACTCAGTTCCGTGCATTTATGCTGGTGTCACACTCAAAACAGTTTTTGCATAACATTAAACGTAATGACTTTGCTGCATATCAAGCTATGATGTGGTCAACATTTTATGGTGCGCTGGCGTACACAGCACAAACTCATGTCAATGCTATTGGCAGAGAAGATAAAGCAGAGTTTCTAAAAGAAAGATTAAGCGTAGAAGAAATAGGTAAAATGGCGTTTGCCCGTAGTTCTTGGGCAGCATTATTCCCTTCAGCGGCAGACACATTGGCTTGGGCGACTGGCTATGAACCAATGTTTTCCTACAAGCGAAGTACGGGTCTTGCCACAGGGTTTTTGTCTGGCGCGCCAATTATTAATCAGCTAGACACTATGGGCAAAGTTATGCAGGGCGGCGCACGTTCATTACTCAACCCAGACTATCAATGGTCACGCGGTCAACAACGGGCATTAAACTCACTATTACCGTTTCAAAATGCTATAGGAATAAAAAATATGCTCAATCAAATGGTAGACGGTTTGCCAGAACAAGCTAAGATTGAGTAGTTATATAAAATGATGTATATATATGCTAGGAGTTAAATATGACAGTTAGCACCACTAACACCAGGAATAGCTACAGCGGTAATGGCAGCACTACCGTTTTTGCTTATACGTTCAAGATATTTGATGATGACGATATTACAGTTATTGTCCGTACTGACTCGACTGGCGTAGAAGCTACAAAAACAAAAACAACGCATTATACTGTGTCGGGTGTAGGCAGTGCCAGCGGCGGTAATATAACATTTGGCTCCGCACCAGCATCAGGCGAAACGGTTGTTTTACTTAGAACCACAGCCCGTACGCAACTTACCGACTACACGCCAAATGACCCGTTTCCAGCAGCAACGCACGAAGATGCGCTAGATAAGTTAACCCTAATTGCTCAAGAACTACAAGAAGAGGTAGGGCGTTCACTAAAGCTGTCACAAACAAATACGATTGCCACAGCACAATTTACCGTTGGCGCAGCAGACAGAGCCAACAAAATCCTTGGTTTCGACACGAATGGCGACCTTGCTATTTTCCAAGAGATTGGAACTTTTAAAGGGACAGACGCGACAACCACAACAGCGGCATACATTGAGCGTGACATTGTAAAATCAACCACAGCAGGACAGCTAAACAATGTGTACATAGCTCTGCAAGACTCGCCAGCGGGTACAGCTTTAACAAATACAACCTATTGGGCTTTGCTTGTTGATGCCGTTTCTGCCGCCACATCAGCCACAAATGCGGCATCAAGCGCGACTGCATCAGCCAACAGCGCGACTGCATCAGCCAACAGCGCAACGGCCTCGGCAAGTTCAGCAACATCTGCCGCCACGACATTAACAACATTTCAAAACCAGTATCACGGCGCGGCAAGCTCTGACCCAACATCGAACTTGGATGCCGGAGATTTATATTTCAACACGAGTTCTGGGAATATGAAGGTACACAATGGAAGCGCATTTATTGACGTTGTGTCCGCTGTGGGTAACTTAGCTAATGTTGTTGAGGATACCAGTCCCCAGCTTGGCGCTAATTTGGATACCAATAGCCACAATATTCTTATAGATGATGCACATTTTATCGCTGATGAAAACGGCAATGAACAGATAATATTTCAAACAACATCAAGCGCCGTTAATCAATTTGACGTAGCAAATGCAGCAACAGGTAGCCCACCTAAACTATCTGCAACGGGTGATGATTCCAACATTGACCTTGACTTAGAAGCAAAAGGCACAGGGCATGTAACAATTCGTGGTAATACCAACCCAGGCGCTATACAGTTTAATTGTGAAAGCAACAGTCACGGGCAGACAGTTATATCACAACCTCATTCTGCCAGTGTAACTAATGTCCTTACCTTGCCAGCAGGAAGTGACCAAGAAATAGTTGGAACATCGGCCACACAGACACTTACTAACAAGTCTATTGTCGCTACACAACTTACAGGTACAATTGCTAATGCAAGACTTGACGCACAACTACAGGATGTAGCTGGACTAGCAGTAACAGATGGCGGTTTTATTGTAGGTGATGGTTCTAACTTTGTCTTAGAGACAGCAGGAACAGCGCGTACATCACTTGGACTTGGAACAGCAGCGGTTACTAACACAGGAACTTCTGCTGGGAATACTGTCGTTTTAGATGGGTCAGCTAGGCTACCAGCAGTAGATGGTTCTCAACTGACTAATATATCATCATCAGGGGCATCTGCTGGTTTTGCAGTGGCTATGGCTATCGCGTTGTAAAATAAGGATTTATTATGGCACAGGATTTTGAAAGAAACATCGCACGGAATGTTGGCACAGGTGAAGTTGTTTTACGAACCGCTAACTCTGATGATGCCTTAATCGGTATCAACATTGCTAATGTTACAACCACCCAAATATTAATGGATGTATACATTACTGGCGCTGGTGCTACTGATGATTATTACATTATTAAAGATGCACCAATTCCAGTAGGTTCAGCTTTACAAGTCTTGGACGGTGGTGCAAAAATTGTAATGCAATCTGGTGATATACTGAATGTAAAAAGTGATACTGCATCAAGCGCAGATGTTTGGGTTTCCGTAGTCGATACCATCAGTTCATAAGGAATAAAGTATGCCGTATATTGGTCAAAAGGTTCCAGGTTCCTATCAAGCTACTAAAGCTGTGCAACGCTTTAATGGTGATGGTAGCGATACCACATTTACATTGACTACTACAGTATCTTCTGTGCAAGACGTACTGGTGTCAGTCGATGGTGTTGTGCAGGACACAGCAGCTTACACTATTCCTGATGGCACTACACTTACATTTAGTGCTGCCCCTTCTTCTGGTACAGGTAACATCTTTGTAAATTACCTAGCACCCCAAGCTGGTACAATTACACCACCTGCTGAGAACAAGGGTAACTTCAAGGCTGGTGGACTATTCCGTACCAACGCACAATCCCTAACAGCAAATACAACCATCCTAGCTACAGAGAACGCCAACGTAACTGGTCCGTTTACTGTGGCTTCTGGTGTTACATTAACCGTTGAAAGCGGTGGGACATTGGTGACGCTATGAGTACATTAAAAGC